CCCTATCGGACAATAAAATCATTAATATATTACCACTGGCAGGTTTAGTAAACTTGACGGGCTTGTACCTGTCGGATAATAATATCACCGATATATCACCATTGGTTGGTTTAGTAAACTTGAAGAGCTTGTACCTGCGGGATAACAAAATCATTGATATATCGCCATTGGCTGGTTTGAAAAATTTGACGGACTTGTACCTGTCGGGTAATAATATCATTGATATATCACCATTGACTGGTTTGGTAAACTTAACGGACTTGTCTCTGTGGAATAATAACATTACCGATGTGTCACCGTTGGCTGGCTTGGTAAACTTGAAGATTTATTCTTAATATGAAATAAAGCTAAGGCATAGATTGCTGATACTGGTGTGAAAGGAAAAGGCAATGCGTGAGATAGAATTTAGAGGCAAACAAACGCTGACTGGCGAGTGGATTTATGGTAGTTTGTTACAATACAAAGGGTTGAATTATAAAATACAATCGTTTATTATGCCGGACGGAATTTATGGAGTCACAATAGAGGTTGACGCTGCTACTATAGGGCAATATATCGGACTAAAAGACAAGAACGGCGTTAAGATATTTGAAGGGGATATAGTAACTTTTAATGATTACCAAGGATACGTTAAGTATTTTGATAGTAGTTTTGAGGTGATGTCAGACGGGACAAAATTTTATGACATGATGGGGCCAAAGTTCTCTTGGCACAAATTAGAAGTAATTGGAAATGTCCACAACAATAAGGAAATGAAAGTGGAAAATGAAATTACAGATAAAAGACTGGAAACCGCAATCAAAAAACAATTACGAATTGTAGACTCAGAACCGATAACAAAAGCGGACATGTTTAGGTTGACTAAATTAAATGTACCTTGGAGAGACATTAAGAGCTTAAAGGGTCTTGAGTATGCGGTAAACTTGAAGTACTTGAACCTGTGGGGTAACAAAATCACCGATATATCTCCGTTAGCTGACTTGAAAAACTTGAAGAACTTGAACCTACGGGACAATAAAATCATTGATATATTACCACTGGCAGGTTTAGTAAATTTGACGGGCTTGGACTTGTCGAGTAATAACATCGTCGATATATCACTGTTAGCTAGTTTGAAAAATTTGAAGGATTTGTACTTGTCGGGTAATAATATCACCGATATATCATCTTTGGCTAGTTTGGTAAACTTAAAGAGCTTGTCCCTGTGGGGTAATAAAATCATTGATGTATCATCTTTGGCTGGCTTGAAAAACTTGAAGATTCATTCTTTATGAAATAAAGCTAACAGACATTTAGAAAAGGAGACACGAATCATATATATCGGAGACGAAACGTTAAACCCACATCTTTTGACATTTCAACAAGTCTTAAAGGAGGCACAAAGTCTGATAGGTAAATATGAGAAAGATTCAAAGTTAGATAGGGAAGCATGAAATTCTTCATAAGATAGTAAAAAGGAAAAAAGAAAATGTGAAAGGGAGTTTAAATATTGAACGTTATGGTAGTAGAAGGGATAAAAGGTGTAAATAATTATGGGTGAACTAGGGGCAAAGATTATAGACTATTTGCAAGCTCAATCTGAAATTTGTGATGAGTGGGTAACTGCCCAATGGATAGATAACAAACTTAATATTACTTTAAAAATTTCTAGTCAAGAATATTATAATTTATTATGTAATATGGTTGAAAAGGGTTTTATTATTCAAGATCATCATGGTTATAAAATTAAAAAAGTTTCTCTCCCTCCGGAATCCGGCAAGGGTTGATCCACAATCGCTTTTGCTGGGTTCTTTTTATAAAAGAATTTAGGAATGGACAAAAGATAATATGTGTTAAGAAAAGGAATTCAATCACTGAAACTTAAATTGAATTTGGTACACAGTGGTAGTATAAGAAAAATAAGGGGTTACCAAAACTACCACAAATTAAGTAGGGGCTAAACATTTCATGTTTTTTCATGTTTTTTACATTAATATAAAAAGGTAGTATATATGTAATGTTTGGGTTATGGAATGGGAAATAATATAGATAAGCATAAACTTGAGGATATGGTTTCTCCTACTCTTGCTCTTAGGCATTATAAACTTCAAGAAACATTATGGACAGAAATTCCAAAACAGTTGCTAAAAATTATAAAGTCAAAAAGGGCAACTCTCCAAAATAAAATGGAGGCAATCCGATTACTTAAGGATATTAACAAACTTCATCTCACTCAACTCCAAACAGCCTATCGGTTGCATGAATTAGGTGTATTATATGAAGATGAGGTAAAACTTATTAGAGTACCGCTAAGGGGATTAGGTGAAACAAACAAAGATTGATATGGAGGGGATGATTCAACCATGGTCTGGTGGTCAACAGCAATTTGCTGAAGATTGGGAACATCAAATCATTGGGCTTGAAGGTGGTTGGATGTCGGGCAAAACTTTTATTGGTGCAAGAAAGTTAATCACTCTTCATGTTTATAATGCTTTTAATTTAGATACTGGACAACCAACTTATGTGCCTTCTTCCGCTATTTCTCCAACTTATTCTAATGCTATGGATTTTCAAATACCAGAACTTATTGATTCTGCCAAAGAATCGGGATTAACAACAAGATGGAAAGCGGTAGGGTCAATCTCCAGTGGTAGGTATTCAGGACCAGCATTAATTCTACCTGATTTAGGAACAGCAGATAACCCCTCTGTAATATTAGTTAGAACTGCTGAAAGACCTGGAACTATTACTGGTTGGCAAGCTGGTGCTGGTTGGGGTGATGAGCCAGCAAGATGGAAAGAAGACGAGGTGGATCCACGGAATGATGCTTATACTCAATTTTTGGGTAGGATAAGACATCCCAAAGCCAATTTTGTTCAAAGAATGTTTACTTATACTAATGAAGGGGATAACACTAAAATATATAAGGAGATGCACTCCGGACAAGCTGCTTTATATAGAGCAACAACTAAAGATAACCCCTTAGCGATAGGTTTTTATGATGAGATGAAGAAAAATCTTAATAAGCAGTTAATTAATCAATATCTAGAAGGTGGTGCAGCAGCTCTTAGGGGTGGTCGAGTTTATCCATCATTTAATAGGCGGTTACATATTAATGATAGTTTAAGGTTGAAAAAGGAACTTCCTCTTCACCTTTCAGTTGATTTTAATATTGCTCCAGGTATGCATTTTGAGATTGGGCAAGTTCATAATGAACATAATAAAAATTGGATGTTTACTACTGTTCATGAGATTTATGCTCCCCGATTGAGTGTTAGGGAGGGAATGGTATTGTTTTATAAATTAATTGAAGATTTAGGTGGTTGGCAATGGCCAATGCTTTATATATATGGTGATGCTTCTGGTAATTCTGAATGGTCTGGGACTGGTGAAAGTAATATTTCCATTCTTCAAGATGCTCTTCTAAAGAGAGAATATCCTTATCAGCTTAGAATCCCCAAGAGCAATCCAATGGTTGTAGATAGGATTAATGCAGTAGAATTAGCCCTATTGGATGCGGATAGGAAGGTACATTGGCAATGTCATCCTCGATGTAATCGACTTATTGATGATCGACAATACCTTAAACGAGATGCGGGAGGACAAATAGATAAAAAGGATAAAAAGCTTAGTCATGCTTCAGATGCTGATGATTATCGTATAGAGTATATGAAACCGGTTCGGGTGGTACGTCGTGTAACACCAAGAGGACAATTTTCTGTTGAGGCAGGAGTAGCATAATGGCAAAAGAAGAATTAGATCAACAAAAACCCATCTTGGGAGAGACCACAAAGAAACAAGCAGCGGGTGTGTATTCTTCTTTTATTGATGTTTTTAATATTTCTTCGGGGACGTTTGATATTTACAGAAAAATGAGAACCAATCCTACTATAGCGTTAGCTCGTGTAGTTGCTACTGCTCCAATTAAGACCTCTAATTATTCTATTAAGTCTGAGGATGATGTTAATGAGGGTATGATTGGATTCATTCAAAAGCAGATAGATGAATTATGGCCTTTGCTTATTGAAAATATTTTATATTCTTTGGATTATGGATTTCAATCATTTGAGAAGGTTTGGGACGTAAAAATAATAGATGGATCTCCTAGATATATATTACGAAAATTAAAACCTCTTGTACCTGATCAAATAAAAGTGATTTTTGACAGAGAGTATGGTAATTTTGCGGGTTTGAAACAAAATGATGTGTATTTATTACCTAATAAGTGTTTTCATTATATTTATGATGGGGAAGCTGGCAACTATTATGGCAGAAGCAGACATGAAAATATTAGGGAATACGCCTGGGAACCTTGGGTTGATATTGCTAAAAAGCAACGACAATATGCTGGTAAGATAGCTGGTGTGATTCCTCTTATTAAATATCCAATTGGTAAGAGTATGGATGCAACGGGAACGGAAACTTCAAATTTTGAAATAGCTAAAGCCATTCTTAGCTCTTTAGGGACTGGTAAAGGTGTGGCAATGCCACAAGAAATAGTGTCTTGGGCTAGAGATCTTGCTAGGCAGGGGGTTGACCCTGAACAGTTTGCAGCGTGGCATATTTCTTTTTTAGAAACAAAAGGACAACATGCAACAGGATTTGTTAATACATTACGACATTATGAGAGTTTAATTCTTAGGGGATGGATTATACCGGAAAGAGCAGCTACTGAAGGTCAATTTGGAACAAAAGCAGAAGCTGGAAAACATGGAGATCTTACCCTAGTTATGGCGGATCTGGTTTTTCAAGATATCATTAGATGTGTTAATTGGTATATAATTAATCCTCTTCTTGTATACAATTTCGGTCTGGATAGTGAAAATAAAGTATGGTTAGAACGTGCCGGTCTTGATCCTGCGTTGACTGCATTTTTTAGAAGTATAGTGGAAAAAGTATTAGCTGCTCCGAGCAATGTTGATCTTTTCCAGACGTGGCTTGATGTTGATGCAATGTTAGATCAAGTTGGATTACCAAAAGGACAGGAACAGATTAATACAGAAGAAATTATTCCCCAAAGAGAAGAAGATGAGGGGGAAATACCTCAAGGAGACCAGCTAAAAAAAATTAAAGAAGTTTATGCTTTGATAGGAAAGGGGTACCCTAATACCATTAAAGGTTCTTAAGGGCAAGGGAACGCAACTCCGTTGTCTTCCTTTTGAAAGGAAATAAATTATGTCTTTTATTATTATATGTTTTCTTAGTTTTATAGGGTTAGCGTTGCTTTTAATTGAGCACAGGATATATAAAATTAGGGTAGTATCAGAAAAGCAAGTTGAGTTATTGGAGATTTTAATAGATGCCGTTCGCAACAAAACAAGCTAAAAAGAGATCTCGTGTTATATATCGAGAAATGAAGTATCTAGAAGGCATTGGTCAAAGAAAAGCTCGAATGATTGCTAACCAAATAATAGTAGAGGGTTTACGTGCTATAAAATATGGTGGGGAACTTTTGAAAGTGCTTAAACCTGGAATTGAGAACTTTCGTAAATTATTGGTCGCAGCTATGGTTACAGCACATTTGACTGGAAGATATAGAGCATTAGTAAATATATCCCCTAGATTAAGGGTTAAACAAAAAGGTTTGGCAACTGATTCATATGCTGGTGCGGTTCAGTTTATGAGACAAAGAATGGACATTACACCAGAAGAGTATGCTGAACTTAAGCAATTATATGGGGATACAGCACTAGATGTGACTCGTGGTTTGTCAACACAATTGGAAATTAACAGTAAACAAGCAATGTTAGAAGCCGTACAATCTGGAGAACATGTTAGCGAATCAATGAAGAAACTGCGAGCAGCTTTTGACGCAGGTGGTGTAACTCCTAATAATCCTTATTTATTAGAGAATTTAGTTCGAACGCAAACAGCTTTAGCTTATAGTGTTGGTAGATGGAATGTCAATTCTGATCCTGATATACAAGAAATATTATGGGGCTATGAATATAGTACGGTAGGAGATGATCGAGTAAGACCTAGCCATGAAGGGATGGAGGGTACTAGACTTCCTAAAGAAGATTCTTTTTGGGAGATCAACTGGCCACCTAACGGATTTTCTTGTCGTTGTACTGTTATAGAAATATTTAAAGATCAAACTAAATTAGCAACTCTTCAAAGACCACAACCGGTTGTTGATAAAAATGGTGTAGAGGTAATACCTGGAGCAGATAAGGGTTGGGGTTTCAATCCTGCTGTAGTGAAAAAGGAGGGTTTAAAGACAGGACCTTTGAAGACTAAGTTACCATTAAAGAAAAAGAAAGGAAATGAAAAGTATGACTACAAAAATTATTAAAGGAATTACAACTCATACTGTTAAAATTATAGAAGTGTTATAATGGTTAAAAAAATAAAACTTAGTTCAGAATTTTCTGCTAGAATGTCTGTTCCTTTAGAGATTGAAACAAATCCAACTAAGATTAAAAGAATTAAAAAGATGTTAGAGGAAATCCGCTCTATTGATTTAAAATTATGTGAGAAAAAATAATGCCTTATCCTAATTTTCATGCTGCTAGAGTAAGAGATCCAAAACTTTTTACTCGAATTTTGGTACTTAAAAAAATGCCTGGTGGAATAATGTTATATGGGGGACCGCTTAAAACAAATCCAACTGGTGGTTCAAAACCCCAATCATATAGGTTCCCAAAAAGCAATTACACAGTGCAGCAGGCTAAAAGATGGTTGGCTGATCATAATATTAAATATATTTTATTTGAACCTTCGGAAGATAAAAAGGAGTTTAATATAAATGAACCTATATTAAAAACTATGTTTGGGGAAAGCAATCAATTTGAGTTGGCTTCTTCCGCACATATCGAATCTAATGTGCCCACCCAATTATTCAAAAAAGATTTGATTCAAACTGGGAAATATGTACACCCAATTCATAAATGGGTTCTTGATGTGACACCAGAACGTATGGATAAGTGGATAGCATCATTCAACAAAATGAAAAATAATGGAGTCGATGTTGAGATGGTAGTGGATCATCGTCGCGACGCTGAAGGAGTAAGAGGATATGTTAAAGATATGTTCCGTGAAGGAGATGTTTTATATGGTATAACAAACATGATAGGTAAGGAATCAATTGATCTAGTTAAGACTGTAAAAAATGTTTCTATTTTAGTTGATGAAGAATATAAAGATGGGAAGGAAAACAAATATGGAGAATCGATTGCTCATGTGAGTATAGTGCAACAACCTGTTGCTGCTGGACAGACTGAATTTGAGGTTATACAAAAAGCGGCAAGTAGAAATGATGAAAATATAGTTAATAAATATCCAATCTACTATTTTAATAAAGGAGATATGAACATGGATGTATTAAGCCAAATTAAGAAAACTCTTGAGATTCAGGAAGACATTGATGAAAATAATGTAGTTGATATCATTTCAAAACATTTCAAAAAACTTTCTGAGACTGAAAAGGCTGGGCTTACAACTAAAATTACTGAGTTGGAAAGTTCTATTGAAAAGATGAAAAAAGATTTTGAAAAAAAGCCCGAAGACAAAAAACCCGAGGAGAAAATAAATCCCAATTTGGCAGAACAGATGGGCAAAACAGCGGAACAACGGGTTACTAATTTAGTAGCTGCTGGCAAGCTCACTCCTGCTGCAAGGGATCTTGTTGTGAAGAATTTTATTGGTGATAAAGGAGAGCGTAAGCTGAAAGCTTTAAGTATAGGCGACGATGGCATCTCATCTTTAGATTCTTTAATTGAAGTTTTAGAAACTAATGATCCAGTTGAGCTTGGCGAAAAAACAAATACGTTTGCAATGAGCCGTCAAATTCCAGGTAAACAAGAAGAATATGACCCTGCTGTAACTAAGGAAATGATTGAACAGGGGTCTATATCCGAAGATTGATAATCTGATTTTGAGTTTACCAAATAATGTTAGTTAAGGTTTGTAATAAAATATTAAAACAAAATAATAAAGGAGATATAACATGAGTTATGGACTTCCAGGAATCAAAACTACGAAAATTACAACTCCTAGAAAGGTGTTGAAAACATTAGATCATTCAATCAAACTTCCAGGTGGTGTTATTATTGATGGAAGTTTGTCACGTGATCCTCTGAATACAGGTGATGTAGATGTGCTACGTGCTGGAATGATTATGGGTAAGATCACTGCGACTGGTTTATTTGCTCCCTCAATATATGGGAAGCTATTAAATAATGAGCCTGCTGGTCAAACATCAATTGAGGTATCCGTTGCCACGGCGACTGAAATTCTTAGACGTGTTGGGGGTGTTGCTGGTGATCTTATAATCATTGGTGATGGTGGAACTGGAGCAGCTCCTACCCAAGAACGGGTAACGATGTCGAATTGTGTTCCGT